CCTTTTTTAGCCCCGCCTACAGGTTTACCGTTACGTCCAAGTTCGTTATAGTGCCCAAGATCAACATTGCCGCCTTTAGCCATTTTAATCTGTGTACCTTTGGTTTTACCTTTAGAAGCAACACCGTCACGGCTAGGAGCAGCAGTACGAACTGCGCCCATCTTAGAAGCGGCTACGCCGCCGTGCATCATCTTTTTCATCGCAGTTTCCTTTAAAAATTAATACATTTTTCCACGGGTTTTGCCGCGCTGCGCAATACCATCAGCACGTCTAGAAGCAGAACCAACTGCCCCACCTTTAGCAAAACGCTTCATTTGCCCTTCAGTAATGTCTTTTAAGCTTGTTCTGCCTGAAGAAAACATACTTTCACGCTTTGGCGATTCCGTCTTTGGCTTTTTAAAGCTGCCTTTAAGCATTTTCTCTCTGCGAGCTTCTGCTTCACTTTCGGCGTCTGACGGCAAATAGTTACCGCCCTCAGAACGAATACTTCTAAACGCTCCTTGTGGAGGTTTATCTTCGGCTTTCTTGGTCGTTGAAGGCTTTTTCTTTACAGGTTTGGGTTTTGTCCCCATGCTAGGGGCATAATCAAGCCCACCTTCAACATCGTACTCTGATGTAACCCGCGTGGGTTTAGATTCAGATGCAGGTGAAGGTAAAGGTGCAGGTCCAGGAGGACGCTGTTTTGGACCCGCACCCTCATAACGGTCTGTTAAATCTACAGCTTCTTCAACTGCCTCACGAGGTGTGGTGCGACCACTAAACTCTACGTCTTTTTTACGACCTTTTGCAGCTTTTCTGGCGTTGCTTCTGGTTTCGTAATCTTCATCCGATTCGTAACCAAAGCGAATAAGATTTCCCTCAGAGTCTGTTACTTCACTACCCTCTTCGCCATTAAAACGCTTGCGGCTACCGAACTTCATCATCTTTTTCATTTGGTGCGTCCTTCTTGCGGCTAATAATTTCGTTGAACGGTTTGCCCGTCACCATTTCTGCGATCCGCATTAATGTCCAGACCGCACCAATCAAACCAAAAAGTGGCGTAATCACTTGAAGAAAAGAACCTATCGTAGCAAATACTGAAACAATATCTGCTGCGTTCTTTACCATTTCATGTTTATCTTGAGCCATCTCAGCACTTCCAAGCACGCAAGGATTTGTTGATACGACTGTTAGGGTCGCTAGCTGTTTTAGCTGAAGTCAGCTTCTTTTTCATGCCTTTCATTCGGGCGCAAAAAGAATCCCGGCGAGACCCGCCTTCTGGTTGTGGAGGTTTCAACCCAGGCTTGCCGGGATTTGCAGCATTGTAAGAGGCACGGCCTTTAGCATTAAGACCGCCCTTTGGGTTTTTGCCTTCCTTACGCTGCCAAGCAGGAGACTTAGCCATAGAACACCGTGACCTTAGCGTTAGACAGCGTAGCGTACGCGCTCGTTTCGCAGCGAACTCCCTGAGCAGGGATCACTACGTTAAAGGTTTCTCCGTTAGCCAGCGTGTTAATCGTAAACAGGGTCGTGCCGCTTGAACCCCCGTCTTTGATAATCACACTACCAGTAGAACCCCCCGGCTCGATAACCAACCCGCGAACACGGGTCGGAAGCGTACTAATGTCGCCAGAAGCCGCTAGCGAAATCGCTTGAACGTCTGTTTGCATAGCCATAATTGGCCTCCGTCATTAGACGTTTTGCTGGCCGAGGAACGGATCAGTAACGTAATACAGGATTTGACCAGAAGCCGTACCACCCGTAGGAGCGTCGCCTGTCGTAGCGCCAGCAGTGATCTTGACCATCTGGGTAGCGGACATAATCACACCCATGTCGTCACCTGCGGTAGCCGTAGACCAATCAAATACTTGCTTACCTGCATCAGCGTCACCAGCAGCAATCAAACCGTTGGGGTCAGAAGCAGAAGTATCCGAATAACCAATCCAGCCCATGTCAAAGGTAGGCGTTGTTCCACCTGTACCAGCAGCGTTGATGTTGACTTGAACAACAACTGCGCCAGCAGGAAGAATTACCGGGGCGGTATTAGTGGAAGAAATTTGAACTGCTGTCGTATCAGCAGCGGTGGGATCAAAGTAAAACTGAGCGACCATAAGTCCGGTGCCACAGTATGCGGTGCGCGTAGTATCGCCCCCGCCAGATCGCCAAATCGATTGGGTCGTTGAAACTGCCATGATAAATCCTTATGCACAAGTCGCTTGTCAATCGGTGCATCGTCTGCTGGGACAGTTTGACAAGCTGGTTTCCCAGATACCTACAGTATAAATAAAAAAGGGGGTTTTGCAACCCCCTTTTTCTGCCTGATTAGGCTCCTTGAGATCCGTAGATTCCAAGAGGATCAGACACACCAAAGCTATAACGCTCACGAGCCTTGTAGCGAACGTTGCCCGTATCAAAGTCCCCGTCCATTGAATTCTGGAGGGGTGTACGAACAAAGTGCTTCAAGCCGTTGGGAACATCGGTCGTAAGGAACCATGCGTTGGTATCGGTCAAGAAGTGATTGACCGTATAGCCTTCGGGGATCGAACCGTTGTTCTTCAGGGCGTTGATGTCGTTGTCGTTAGTACCGACACGGAGTTCGGTTTCTAACAGGCGGGTTGCCACGAACATCAAAGCAGGAGGAACGATAAGCTTGCGGGGCTTAGCAGCGATCAAAAGTCCACGTTCGTCAGTCCATGCAGCGATTTGAATCACTGCGTTTTCCAACGAGGTTTCGTTAAGATCCACGCCCGTAGCGGTCGTGTTGCTGTTGGTGCCACCAGAAACCAGCGGATGTGCTGTTGAGAACAAAGGCTGACCGTCACCATAAGTAACAGTGGCAGCAAAGCCATTGTTCAGAACCGCAGCAGCTTTGACTTCTTTGGTGTAAGCCATAGCACGAGCAAGCGACTTGGTGTAGCGAGCAGACAGGCTGTCGTACAGATTATCTTCAATCGCTTCTTCAGTGATTGAAAACCCAAGTGCAATCGTTTCGTGCGTGTAACGTGCGGTCCAAGCTTCTTGCGCGTTGTCATAAGCTATCGCGCTACCTTCGTTTTTAACCGGGGCAGCACTAAAGCCTGACAGCTTGGTTTCCTCTTCAAACGAACGCTCGGAACTCTCGGTTTCGTAGATTTCCTTGTGTTCTTGACCATAACGAGCATACTCCAGACCGAACAGTGCGTTCAAGCCGGGGAGAAGCTCTTTCAATAGTTGTGCGCGTGAAATAGCCATTTATATTCCCCTATTACAGTCCGGTTGGGTTGTAGTAGGCATGACCACCATCCACGACAGAGCCAGTTACGTTCGGTGCATTGAACTTAACAATAGCTTCGGGATAGTAAACAGTGCCACTATAAGTAAACGCCGTATCCGGCACCAAATCAACAATACGCAAAGGCAGTGTTGCCGTTACAGCAGCGGAACTCAACAGGATACCCTGCTGCGAATCGCCGGTCGTGGTGTTCAAGGTGTTAGCCACCAATGCCACGTTGTTGTTAATGTTGGTGTAGGTCAAACCCGTGGTCGTCGAAACAACCGTTGTGCCTGTAACTACAGCGACTTGGAACAACTGATCAGGGTCTTCACAGACATAGGCATAGATAAAGGTGTTTGACTTTATTGAAGTGCCGCTAGTCCACGATTGTGACCATGTGGGCTGGCCCGTTACAGAAGAAACAAACTGACAGCCAAGAAACACACCAGCAAAGCCAGTAGCTGGGCCAGTAGTCGTTTCCGTTGTTACAACAATAGTGCCGTCCGAAGCAAACTTTACAGGGTCACCGAATCCAATGCTGGAAGCACCGGATGCAATACGACGCTGACGGGTAGCTCCGGCAAACACCTGACCGCCGATCAGATTGATCGGCTTTAGCCCATAGGGCTTGTCTACAGTCGGGTAAGCCATTTGGAATTACTCCTAAGATTGTTGATTACCGCGTCCAAACGAAACCGTAGTTTTACGCTCTGCAAACAGAGGCATACGGGGATCGTTCTCGCGCATGAAATTGTTGTCAACAGAACGCATGTTGGCTTCGGCTTGTGCTAAATAATAAGCATTGCGTTGCTCAACCATTTCTGTTGGCGTTTTGCAAAGCATTAAACCACCAACCACAATGTTGTCCTTATAACGCTCATTGTCGTTATCAAGATACATTGAGATTTCGGGATGCTCTGCTGCTTTAACAGGTTCCCAGCCTTCGCGGAGTTTCGATGACACATTACGTGGATCGGGACGATTCAACGTGGAGACTCGAACCCAACGATACTTATATCCCGGCTCAGGAGCAGGGTCCGGCAGTAACGTGGGCGGTGCCCAGCTACGAGGACGCTCAACAGTTTCACGGGTATCCAGATCGCGTTTAGTACGATTATCAGCCATTTTGTGCCATTCCTTCCGCAACTTTTTCTGCGTAGAGTTTGAGTGGAATCTTGAACTTCTTAGCCAGTGCAACCTGCGTTTGTGTCAGCGTGATTTTCTTTGGCGCAACGCTTCGACTTGCCGGTGCTACAACATTACTGCTCGTCCGTTTAGGTTTCTCCTCTTGCGCATCAGAAAACTTTTCGGGGAACTTACTACGTACGGTCTTATTGATCCTTTCGTAATACTCATCCGAATTAGGAACAACGCCTTCTTCTTCGACCAATTGCTCATGCAACCCCAGAGTGAAGGCAGTCATAAGTCGATCAGGCCCAAACCACTGATTATTTTCACGCCACGCAAGTGCTTTGGGATGCGGCTTATTCTCTGAAGCGGAGCTATTCTGCATATTTACAGGAATTTCTGTTTCCTGTAAAGGGGTTGGTCTAAAGTTTTCAACTTTATCCAAACGAAGTTTAGCTTGAGTTAATTCTTCCTGTGCAGCAACAATCTGATCAGGATCAAACGACTCATACGCTTCCTTGTATTTTTTACGTGCTTGCTCCAACGCCATCTGCGCGTTGTGCTTGGCTGTGCCTACAAGGAGGTTTGTGTGGTCGCCCAGATTCTTTTTGAGGTTTTTATTCTCCTCC